ACGAAAGGGATTCACTGTCAAAGCTGTGACACATATCGATAATTACTTGGAGGAGTAAATGGAAAAGCAAATCAACCGTCTGAATGCGGAGGCTTGGGGTTATGCTCGGGACGTCGTATCCGGCGAGATCCCTGCTTGCCAACTAGTCACACAACAATGCCAGAACGCTCTAGATAGACTAGCAGCTTCTGAGAGAGGAGAAGGAAACTTAACATACGACAAGGTCAAGGCTGTCAAGCCTGCCCTGTTTGCTGCTACAGCTTGTAAGCATTTGAAAGGCCCGATGGCGGGTCAGCCGATTGATCTAGAGCCGTGGCAGCTTTTCATGATTACGCAAATCTACGGATGGATCCGAGAGGACGGATACCGCGCAGTCAGAACCGTTTACTTTGAAGTCCCGCGTAAGAACGGGAAGTCAACAATATGCTCAGTCTTGGGACTTTACCATCTGTTCGCTGATAAAGAAGCGAGCGCCGAAGTGTACAGCGCGGCCAAGACCAGAGACCAAGCGAGGATCGTCTTTGGAGACGCTCAAGCAATGGTACGAGGATCCCAGCATTTAAAGAACACTCTGGGAGTCCACCGATCTAACATACACCACACTGTAACTAACTCAAAGTTCGAGCCACTGGCTTCCGACGCCGGTTCGCTAGAAGGCAGGAACCCTAGCTTCTCGATCGTGGATGAGGTTCACACCCACCCGAACGCTGAAGTCTGGGACGTACTAGCGATCGCCTCTGGTGCTCGTGGTCAGCCGATTCAGTTCGGGATCACCACTGCCGGAACCAATCGGGAAGGTGTCGCATACCAGCTACGGGATTACCTGATCAAGACAATCCAAGGACAAGTCGAAGACGAATCCTTCTGGGGACAAGTTTACACGCTGGATGAAGGCGATGAATGGAACTCCCTGGAGTCGTTCGCCAAGGCCAACCCGAACTACGGGAAGTCCGTACAGCCCGACGACATGGTCCGGCTCTCAAAGCAAGCTGCCGAGTCACCGAGCGCCAAGGTCAACTTTATGACCAAGCGTCTCAACGTCTGGCAGAACGCGAGCGAGGCATGGCTTAATATGCACCACTGGGACGCCTGCGGGGAAATCGAAAGACCTCCGTTGGATTACTGGAAAGGTAAGCCCTGCTATATTGGGTTAGACTTAGCCAGCGTATCCGACTTTACCTGCGTCGCCTTGATGTTCTCGGAAGAGGGTAAGGTTTACCAGTACGTGCAATCATTCCTCCCCGAGGACACAGTCTACGACAAGGCTGGTCACTACGGGAGACTATACCAAGGCTGGACAAACGATGGTCTTATTCGAATCACCGAAGGGAACGTCACAGATCTCAAGTACATCAAGGAATTTGTACTAGAGTGTTGTGAGAAGTACCGCGTACGTGAGATCGCCTACGACCCTTGGGGAGCAGCGGAGTTATCTGCTGATCTGTTGGATAAAGGATTACCGATGATCAAGATGGGGCAAGGAATCTCAGCAATGAGCAGCCCATCCAAAACATTCGAATCCCTCGTCCTGTCCAAAAGACTAATACATGGAAACGACCCCGTGATCTCGTGGATGGCTTCAAACTGTGAGGCTTTCGCTGACGTCAACGACAATATCAAAGTTCGGAAAGGAGTTGCAGAGAACAAGATAGACGGCATCATTGCGTCGATCATGGCTCTCGGACGACTGGATGTCAATGGTGGTCTGCAGACGAACGCATACGAGACAAGAGGTATCCGAGTAATTTAAAGGAGCCAACTATGGCAATTTTCGACAACTGGTTCCGTAAGGAAGCAGAGACCAAGAGCGCGATTGATATTAACTCCCCTCGCCTTCTTGAGATGATACAAGCGGGGATGGGTGGTTCTAGCGGTGAAAGTGCAATGCGCATTGGAGCCGTCTACAGCTGCGTCAAGGTGCTCTCTGAGAGCGTCTCGACTTTACCTGTGAACCTGTACGACCTAGACGGCGATCTCAGAACTAAGAAGCCGACTCAGCTCGACCGATTAGTCGCCGCACAACCTAACGACAACATGACAGCGAATGAGTTGTGGCAGTATGTTGTGACCAGCGTATGCCTTCATGGGAATGCCTACGTGTACGTCACCCGTACAGCAAAGGGACGAGCCGTTGAGCTCTTACCGATTCCGGCTACCAGTGTGTCGATACACATTGCGAACCAGAACACAGTAACCTACGTTGTCACAGTAGGCGAGAAGCCTAACACCCGAGAGATCAAGATGACGAGCCGTGAGCTACTTCATTTCAAGAGTCTGACCTTAGATGGTTACACTGGGATCTCCCCCATCAGCTACAACAATGCCATCGTCGGTGGTAGTCGCGCAGCTATGGATTACGCAAACAACATCTACACCAACGGAGCGACCCCTCGAGGCGTCCTAGAGGTCGAGGGCACTCTTTCAGATGATGCCTTTACCAATCTCAAGGATTCGTGGCAAGGAGCTCACGGCGGTTCTAACAACGGCAACAGGGTAGCACTCCTCGAGTCCGGCGTTAAGTTCAAGCCAATCACGATGTCACCGCATGACGTACAACTGTTGGAAAGCAGGAAGTACAGCCGGTCTGAGATTGCTGGGATCTTTAGGGTTCCTGGACACATGATCAACGACCTAGACAAAGCGACCTACTCCAACATCGCCCACCAAGGCGCGGAGTTCTATCGTTATAGTCTGTCACCGTGGTTGACTATGATTGAGCAACGCTTGAATATGACAATGGCTGGCCCGAACCAGTGCTTCAAGTTTGATGTCTCGGAGTTAATCCGTGGAGACGTCGAAGCCGAAGTATCAGCATACAGCAAGCTCCTAGAAATAGGCGTTCTCTCACCTAACGAAGTCAGAGCCAAGTTCGGCATGAACCCCAGAGATGGCGGTGATGAATTCGTTTCGGCAAGCAACAACCTCACTTTCGGTGATGAAGAATCTCCGGAGGAACCCACAGAGGATCCTAAGAATGAAGAAAGTATTTAAGCTAGACATCAAGAATATCTCGGATGAAGACGGCAATCGCAGCTTTAGCGGCTACGGTTCAACCTTCGGCAATGTTGACCGTGTAGGCGACATCGTTGAGAAGGGTGCCTTCGCCAAGTCTCTTGAACAGCATCAAAGCAGTGGCACTATGCCCGCAATGCTGCTACACCATGACATGCACCGACCAATCGGCGTATGGACTAAGATGGCAGAAGACCAGTATGGCCTCGCCGTGGAAGGTAAGCTAACCAAGGGAGTTCGAGACGCTGATGAGGCGTATGCTCTCCTGAAGGACGGCGCTCTCCACTCGATGAGCATCGGCTACCGTGTACTCAAGGAGGAATACGTCAAGTCAACTGGTATCAACCACCTACATGAGATCGCTCTTCATGAGCTGTCTCTTGTTACCATCCCCGCGAATGCTGCTGCCATTGTTGGCGGTGTCAAGAACGAGGACGGAACCCCAGACATCCGAGAGCTGGAACGGGTACTGCGAGACGCAGGTTTATCCCGTAGAGAAGCAAAAGCATTCCTAGCGGAAGGCTTCAAGTCGATCGCGGGTGAACCCGTGGAGGATGTCGCAGTAACCCCTGAAGAAGTAGTGTGCCAGAAGGCCGCTCTGAAAGCAGCAGCTCTTGCAAAGGCTGTAGCGGATGAGCGTAAAGCTGCCATTCAGGATCTCATGAACGTGTTAGGAAAATAACCATGACCGATCAAGTACAAGAAGTTGAAGCAGTTGTCGAGACTGTTGAAGCTCCAGTTGAAGAAGTGAAGGCTGAAGAAATCGAAGTAGCTGCAGAAGCAGTTGCGGAAGTAGAAGCAGTTGAAGTCCCAGCTGAAGAAAAGAGTGACGACCTTGAAATCGTCAAGAAGGCAGTAGAAGACGTAGCCAGCGAAAACGCTGAGCTGAAGATCGCTGCAGAGGCTGCTCAAGCCAAAGCTGACAAACTCGCTGAAGAGTTAGAAGCTAAAGCTGAGAAGCTGGAAGAACTGGAAGCGAAGGCTTCTGCTCCAATGATTAATTTAAATAACCTCAAGGAATCTCCTCTTATGGAAGCTAAAGATCAAGTCAAGACCTTCATGGCTGAAGGCATCGAAGGTTTACGCGCTAAAGCTGCTGACCTGCAAATCTCTACGGACGCTCAAGGTGGATACGCTCTTCCTGAAGAACTCCGTCGTGAAATCCTCGCTCTCGAGCACGAAGTATCTCCATTACGTCAAGAAGTATCTGTTACTTCTGCAAGCACCACCGATGTCAAGCAACTCGTAAGCATCGGCGACGCGGCTAGTGGCTGGGTTGGCGAAACTTCTGCACGCGCACAGACTGACTCTCCTGAGTTGGCACAGCGTACTGCTACGTTCGGCGAAGTATACGCTCGTCCACGAATTTACCAGCACATGTTAGAAGATGCTTTCTTCAACGCTGAAGCTTGGTTGGCTGGCGAAGTTGCACGACAATTTGCTGAAGTTGAAGGTCAAGCTTTCTTGAGCGGCAACGGTGTTAACAAGCCTGTAGGCATCCTGAACGGTTTGACTTTGTCTTCTGCTTCTGCTGCTAACGACACTACTGGTGCTTTCGAAGTAATCGACTTCGGTGCTGATGGTTCTTTAGGTGCTACTTCTACTGACATCATTGACAACATGCGAACCGTTGTACTGTCTGCTAAGACTGGTTACCTCGGTGGTTCTAAGTTCATGATGAACCGTGCTACGCACAATGTATTGGCTGGTCTGAAAGACGCTAACGGTCAGTACTTCATCAACCGTGACATCGCTAATGCTGCTGGCAGCAAGATCTTCGGCTTTGACATCGTCATCAACGAAGACATGGACGATATCCCCGCATCTACGGGTTCTGCCGCTCCAGTATTGTTCGGTAACTTCAAGCGTGCTTACCAGATCATCGACCTCGTCGGTGTTTCTATGTTGCGCGACCCTTACACCAACCCAGGATCTGTATTGTTCTACACGCGCAAGCGTACTGGTTCTATGGTTCTTGACGCTTCTGCGTTGAAGGTTGTAGCTGTAAGCAAGAGCTAATCCCTCTTAAAAAGAATGCTAGTTCAGAGGTACTAGCTACGTCTCTCCTCTGACCCGATGGCGGTATGGTCCAAAACTACCCGCCTCCTTATTCAACAAAATATTCACAGGATAAGAACATGTCATCAACTCAAATTTTCGATACGGCTGACAATACAGTCTCATACGTCAGCTCATCAGTACATCAATCTCCTTACGGTAATCGTTCCGTCGTGTTTCAGGCTTCTTTAAGCGCGGGGGACACCGTTGTACTACAAGCAAGACTAATGCCCTCACTCCCATTTGTGGACGTCCTAACAGTGACCGACAGCGGAGCCATGCACGAGGTAGTCCTAGCTACTGAATTCAGGATCACAGTAACCAACACATCCGGCGACCCCGTGGTTGCTGCGATGACTCTATAGAGGTAAACATGGCTTCAATATTCAACTCAGAAGGCATGAACCCATCAGGGTCTAGCCCATCATCAATTACAGAAACCATAAACGAATATGCTACAGCAGGGTATGAGTTCACCGGCGGATTTTCAGATAGAACCTCTGGACAATCAGGTGCTAACGATTTGGGAACCAACGTACAATACACTTCGGGTCAGGCTACCGCAGGTGTATGGCGAAGGTTCGGTTTCAGCACAGCTCGCCAAGTAGCTAACGACGTTCAGTACTGGGGAGAAACCGACCCAGATTTCGACCAAACTAAGGGCCTTTTCGGTGGCTTATACATGCCAACAGGTATTACTAACCTCATCGATTACTCTGACACATCTCTGTCCGCAGCGGTAGAGACTGGAGACCTACAGTACACAGCGGCTGACGGATCCTACGACATGACTCAGTGCAGTCCGGGTGATCGAATACAGGTACGCTTTAGCTTTAACGTCGTACCTCAGATCGCCAACTCCACGCTGGAAGTGGGTCTGATTTGGGCAACCCGTGACGACAACGACGCAGTCACTTTCACATTTCCCCTCACTACCCAACCTGTTTTCTACGGGACAGGGACTCAGGGACAGGCATACCTGAACCGAGTTGAGATGAGCGCATACCTCGCTTCAGGCGAAGACGTGAACGCCCGAGCCTTACCTGCTATACGGTGTGATAACGCTATACTGATCCAACCACTCTCAACACTCATCACGGTGGTACGATAATGACTATTAGAATAACCCGCAATGAAGCGGCCAACTGTATTAACTTCGTAGGGTCTACTAACCCTGCGTACTTCAACGCCTGTTTAAGTGCAGTATTGAACTCTGACGACCCAACTCGGTTTGATATCATCAACGATATCCGGTCAGCAAATGATGCTGAGACTCGGTACGAGTTTTATGCGGTAAGCTATTTGGACTTCTCCGACAAGGACGGAAACGCGTTCGCAACCGCTCAGGCTGCCGTCGATTACGTTAACACCAACGCCAACGTAACCGGAGTATCTGAGACAGGTACGGACCTTACAGGTATAGATTTAAACTTCCGACTAGACCAAACAAGCACGTCAATAATCATGGACAACGGTAGCCACTTCGGAGTCAACACTGTTAAGGCAGTCGCTGACGCTGACGGCACCATCCACCTCCACGCTGTAGGCGCAGGCTTGCCGAGTGGTTCTGGGGAAGCTAACGATCATAAACATTTTGAAAAGATAGAGCATACACGAGTCAGCGTCAACGGTTCAGCGGTAGCTGGTGGGCTACAGGACGTAGTCAACACTCTGAACGAGCTGTTCACCGTTGGAGCTTTCGAGTCTGTAGTTATCTCAGACCCCTACAGCACAATGATTGCTGACGTCGCTGGTGTAACTGCTGCCGGAGCACTTGCCGGTAATGCTGTAGACCCTGTCGGTAATGACATTGGCGCCGGAGACTCCTCACACTATAACAAGGCCGGATGGTTGTCGTCTGACACGATCGACCAAGCCGGTGAGTATTACACCTTCGACATCCGCGTTGAGGGGATCATCGGTATGGGCCTCGTAGCTGACACCGTCAATGACGTGATAGGGAATGCGACTTACGGCAACCCCGCGACTTTCTGTGACGGAGTGACGAACTCAGGGCATTACGGAATGCAGTTCGGACATTTCTTCCACCCATCTCCCAATGGACCTTGGACCAACTACGGAGCCAACACCGGACACATCCAAGGGCCGGGATGGTCTAACGTGACTCATCGGTTTATGTCATCGCCCGAAGGTGCAAACTGGCTAGCTGGGAACCCCGTCAAGATGCGAGTAGGTATCGACACAAACGGCTACATCAGCATCGACTACTATGATGTCAGCGAAAGCGTGTGGATCGTATGTGCTCGGACTACTTACACCATCCCCGAAGGGAATAGCTACAAGCTGGGCATCAAGCTGTGTGACGCATACTCACGACTGTATAGCGAACCTAAGATCCACCTACTTGAGCCAGCGGCTCCTACCATGTATTTCCGATACATCGAGTCACCAGATGGTAACTTCGAATGGCCTTTGTTTGCTACAGAAGAGGAAGCCAACTACTACGACTTGAGCCACGGTGGTACGGTAGGTACAGGTACAGCGCATACACATACGTATGCTGACGACCCGACAAATACTACATGGTACATGGCTGACACTGGTTCCACAATGACCGACACATCGGCTCCTAGTGGTGTTACGTTCGCCGGTGCATTAGTGACATTTACTGAGATCACGTCCCTTACTGACTCTGACCTAACGCCAGAAGCTTTCTCTAGCTCTGACATTAGTCAGCAGGAAGGTACATCGGTAAACATACAAGTAGCTCCAGCAGGTGCCGCTTGGACTACCTCTGTGACTATCAGCCCAACAGGTAGCGGCCTTGTCTATGACGGCTACTCTCTGATACAGGGAACACTGACAGACGTAGGCGCGGACACGGACTACACCGTAACGGTTGTACGCGCTAATAGCTACGGCTCCAGCACAGGTTCAATGACTGTGACGGCTACTGACGTTGCTCCAGTTAATACTAATACTACACCTTGGACCAAGGCGCTCGACTTTAGTGGTTCTAGCGAACACCTTAAACAAGTATCGAGTTATTCCAACAATATCCCAATGCAAATGGCTGGTCTATCAACTACAGTCCCTTTAGGTACTCGTTCTCAGGGCGAGACATCTAATGATTCTAATTCTAGACCTTGGGCTACAGCAATTGTATTCGAAACAGACAGACACTACAGTAATCAACATATATGGAATAGTGGTGAAGGCTCTGCAACAAACGCAGATAACATGTACCTAAGATTAACAGCCTCTGGCTCTTTGATATTTGGATGGGGACGTGAAGGCGTAGGCTATAACGAATGTAGAATAGCTAACCAATCTATTAACTCTTTAACTTGGTACGGTGTCTATATAGCACATAGTGGAGTTAGATTAAGTGGAAGCAACGCTACAGCAGCTAACTTAGCTGACTGTTTTGATATTCGTATAATGAGCTCAGCTACTTCTTTTGCTAGTGTAGGTAACAACCTATCTGTAACTGCAAACTGGATAAGCACTGGAGCAAGAATGGATAGAGCTATAACAGGTGATTTCACAATTGCTGGAAGAGGTTCAAATAGAAACTTTCATGGTAAAGTCGCAGGTTTTGTAGCTACTACCTTAATAGGGAACGCAAACTATACTAGTGCTCAATATCCTGCAGGCTATATGCCAGACTCTGATCAGATTAAGCTAATGATCACTGATCCTATTAAATGGGTGGATGATTATAAGATTAGATATTCTACATATAATTCTAATGCTGTATTCAGACAAAGCCACGTTCAATTTCCACTTCAGCCATTTATTTTTGGCGTAAATGGTGGTTATCAGAATTGTTTAGTTTGGTTAATGGGAGATGGCAGTAGCGATTCTTATTCTAATGGAGTAAGGAACTACATTTACCCTGCTGACCAGAACTACACAAAGCTACAGCTTAACAGCATGGTGTCTAACGACATCCAAACTGTAAACATAAACGGCTTAACCTAAGACATAAGTCCCCACTCCGGTGGGGCATCCCCTAACCAAAGAAACAAGGAGGCCTTATGGCTAATCCTGTGACTCTGGCGGAAGTGCAGCAGCACCTCCGTCTCGGTACGCTTGACGCTGCCGAACAAGCTGAGATCGAGATTATGATCACATCAGCGACAGAGCTGGCCGAGGCATTCTGTAACAGGTCGTGGAGGTCAGGAACCTCTGCGGCTCTGTTCGATTCCTTCCCAGCAAACTCAACGACTCCTGTAGTTTTCAACTCAGATGTCCAGAGTGTCACGTCTATCGGGTACTACGACACAGACCACGTTGCAGCCACCTTCTCGGACTTCAGGTTCGTTAATACTGGCGGACGTGCTAAGATATACCCAGCATTCGGAAGCGAATGGCCTACAGACTCAAACGGCTTACCAGCCAACATCACGGTCACATGTGTTGCCGGTGATGAATCTTCTGTACCTTCCTCCGTTAAGTCAGCGATCTTGTTGATGGTTGGAGACCTGTACGAGCATCGTGAGAACGACATCGCAGGGACCAATGTATCCAAGACACTGACCACTACTAGCAAGAACCTACTCACACCCTTCAAAACGCGAATCGCATAGGAGGGATCATGAGAGCAGGGACATTAAGACAAAAGGTTGAGATCTTCTCACCCACCACAGCGAAAGGAGCCGACGGTTCTATCGAGGTCACAGACGCATCCCTCGGGGTCTTCTATGCTTCGGTCAAGACCGAGCAGCTCTCAGACGCTACCTACGGCGATAAGATGGTCTCTTATGTGACTCATAAGATAATCCTTCGCTACAACACAACCGACCTCACAGGGATCTCAGGGAGCTCTAAGATCGTGGTAGAAGGACTGACACTTCACGTCCTATCAGCCACAGTCATGGACTACCGAGATCGACTGATTGAAGTGATAGCGGAGGCAAGGATATGAGTTTGAATATTGATATCTACACCGCTATGGGAGCTGACGCAGGCATCGTGTCTGTCATCAGCGATCGCTTGTACCTGCTCAGGCTTCCACAGGGAACCTTGAGTGGTCCAGCCATTTCATTCTCAACCACGGGTGACATTCCGGAGCACGCTCACGGGATGATCTCTGTCCGAAAAGATGCAGAGCTTACCGTAAATCTGTGGTCAACATCTACACTCACCCTCGAGAGTCTCAAGCAGGCTGTCATCACATTCTGGAACGCCTACGATGGTGCTCTGGGTTCATCTTACGTATCTAATGCCACTCTTAACAATGTTGGCTACAGCTACGAGGACGACACTCAGTTATACCATAGCGTTCTTATTGTTAACCTTCAATTAAGGAACTAAATTATGCCTTCTATCGCAGCACCATTCGTAGGCCAGCACACGGAATTCCACATCTCCCCTTCTATCAGCGGGACTATCTCAGCCTCTACTCTTGTAGGTGAAGTTGATGATCTGGGTTCATTAGAACTGAGCCGCAATTCAGTAGACCTGTTGAGCTACGGCGACGACGACTTGCGAAAGCTCGTAACCGCCAAAGACAACGGTTCAGTATCTGTGACTCTGAGCTGGTCTCCTTCTGACGTAGAGCACGACGCTCTCGCTACAGCTTTCGTTGACGGAACTCTCGACACTTACGCAATCCAATGGGTAAGCGGCACAGGTTCAGCACGAGCTGACTTCAGCGCTTACATCACATCCTACGGGATCTCACACCCGAAAGACGACAAGGTTTCTTGCACGATCGAACTAATGATCAGCGGCGCAGTCACCTTCGACTTGACACCGGCGTAACAACAATCGGGGGGCTTAACGGCCCTCCTTTTTTATAACTGAGGAGAATCAGATGTTATTAAGTAAAGAATCAATCATGGGCACCAGCGACCTACCTACGGAAGTCGTTGAGGTCTCACAGTGGGGCGGTAGCGTCAAGGTTCGCGGCATGAACGCCGGTGAGCGTGACAAGTTTGAGGAAGCTATCCGTAAGCATGGGATGGCGAACCTTCGTTCACTCATGGCCTCTATGACTATCATCAACGAAGATGGTAGCAGAATGTTCAGCGACAAGGAGATCGATAAGTTATCTTCTAAGTCAGCAGAAGCCCTGGACACCATCATCGAAGCAGCGAGCAGACTATCAGGTCTGACCGACTCTGACGTTGAGGTGCTTGAGGGAAACTAAAAAGCGATCAGCAGCGAGTGTTCAAGTTTAGACTAGCAGCCCACCTCGGGATGACGGTGTCCGAACTTGACTCTCGCATGTCTTCCCGCGAGTTTACGGAGTGGATGGTATACGCTCAGATTGAACCCTTCGGTCCAGTCCGGCAAGACTACCACGCCTCCCTCATCTCGACTGTGATCGCTAACAGCAACGGGAACAAGATGAAACCGGAAGACTTTATTAAGCCTTTCAAGTATGAGACAAAACAGAAACCACCACCTCCTACTGAGAAGTTCTCAGAGAAACAGGAGAAGATGATGTCCCTATTTAAAGCAATGTCAGGAGCCAAGAATGGCAAAGAAAAGGTATGAGGTGAAAGGCCTCAAGGAACTCCAGAAGCAACTGCTAGCTTTCGATAAGGATATAGTCAGGACTGCCACGAGGAAAGCAGCTAAGGCAGCAATGGAACCAGTCCTAGAGAGGGCTAAAGCTGACGCACCGACTGACACAGGGAACCTCAGGGACAGTGTAAAGCTGTCTTCTGGGACTTCCGCTGGCAAGGGTGCAGCTAAGAACCGCATCGGCTGGGCAGCTGTTAAAGCTGGCGGTCGGGGTAAGGCAGATCAAGACGGAAAGGTCGCGGGTGAGTATGTCCTCGCGCAACACTACGGGACGTCAAGAGGCACCCCAGAGAACCCGTTCTTACTACTATCATTCGTAGGTCATCAAAGCAGAATCCTAGCAGACTACAAGCTAGAGCTCACGAATCAAGTCGGTAAGGGTGTATTGAAAATGGCAAAGAGAAATAAGGATAAGTAATCATGGCAGGACCAATCGCAACACTACGCGTCATGCTAGCAGGTGACGATAGCGAACTCAGAACTGCCCTCGGGCGGTCGGACAAGGCCTCCAAGAAGTGGGCTAAGTCCCAGAAACGTCAAGCCGAGATGGCTGCTAAATCGATGAGATCAGTAGCTCTCGCGGTGGTAGGCATCGGTACATCTTTCGCGGTCATGACTAAGAAGGCTATCGAACACGCTGACGGACTAGCAAAGCAATCAAGAACCCTCGGCGTAACGGTCGAGAAACTACAAGAATATACCTTCGCAGCAGAACGCTCAGGCGTCTCTACTGAGGAGATGGTCAAGGGTCTACAGAACTTCAACAAGTTCGTAGGACAAGCGGCCAGAGGGACCGGTACAGCTAAGATAGCGTTCGAACAGATGGGGATTTCCCTGTACGATACTGCCGGTGGAATAAGAACAAGCGCGGAC